AACCGACACTTTCACCTTTCTAACATGCTATTAAAAAAAAAACGACCAGACCTCAACTTCAAAATCTACGAAGTCTCCGGTACATCGGAGAAAAACTATTACTGGAAAATGTTTGCTAAATATCACTATTTGAATTATTATCACAACAACGCTGCCCGAATTTTCATCGCAATGATCAACGATGAAGTATGCGGGTTTTGTAGCGTTTTGCACACTCCGCACCCACTGTCTCCAAATATTAAAAGAGTGCATCGTCTTGTCGTTTTGCCCGATTATCAGGGTATTAGCATAGGCATCAGGCTATTGAATGAAGTGGGCAGGATAATCATATCGGAAGGGTATCGCTACACGATTATGACCAGCTCGCCTTCTTTAGTCTTTGGCTTAAAAAAGGATAAGAATTGGAGATGTGTGCATTATGGCAGAAAAAATCCTCATCAAGGGCTTAATGGAGCAGGACATTTCGGCAGCAGTAACAGACTGACGACAAGCTGGGAGCTAATATCGCAGCATGGCGGCTAACCTTAATTATGGCACAATCTAAATACACACAACAATGCTAAAACAAGAGCTCATCAACAACATCTTAATAGACACGTTCAGCAAGCCGCTAAAGGTCTATCAGCGAGAGTTCAGGAAGAAAAGCAAGAATCGCGACCAACTGACCCTGTATCAGTTGAAGTGCATGGCTTACTGGCTGTACAACAACTGTGTTGGCGCTACATACGAAAGCGTGTCTGCAGCGCTTGGCGTGCCTGCGCATTTCGTCTCCAGCGGAATCGGCCAAATCAGAAAAGAACTATATAGGTATAATAAAAATATTAACAAAAATGACGATGCTAAAAGAAGAAGTTAAAGAAAGACTTCTACAGGCAGAAATTAAGAAGCACCAAAATATTAATAAAATATTTATGAAAAGTAACTCAGAAGTTTACATCAACAGCGCCATCGTGTTCGCTGTGTTTGCAATCTTGTTTGTAATATTCGCCCGGATAGCCGAGCAGCACACGCAGGTTGTAGCTGTTCAGAAACTACTCTGGTTCATCTTTGGAGCTTTGTTTATTAAAACTTATCGGCTATTTGTGGCAAAGTGAGACAAATTGCTTATTTTCGCCACAATGACAGACTGCAAAAAGTGCTTCAACGTATCGCTGCCAGCGTGTGTTAGCAAAATTGTGATAAACGCTGACCTGCAGGCTAATGCTCTCTACAAAGCTCTATTGAGAGATAAGTTCGATAACGCATATCAGACAATTATCACTGCTGATGCTGACGGCCAGTTGACTATTGACACGTCTGTTTTTTCTCAGGGACTGTTCACGCCTTTTTCTGGTCCGTTTAATCTTTCACTCTACAAGTGCAGCAGCAATGATGATTGCGAGTGCGAGCCGGAAGCAATTACATTCTGCAAGGATGAGTTTGAGTGCATCACTATAACATTCTACCAGCTATATCCTCAGCCAGAAACGGCTGAGATAAGATGTTGTTAAATTAATAGACATGGAAAAGCTTCTTTTGTTTTGCACCCTTTCGAGCTTCATGAGCTGCGGCGTATTCATCGCTTTCAATGGTCCGAACATGATATTCAGCAGTATCGCTTTCTTTCTTGACATACGCTGTCCGGGATGGCTCAGAGCACCACTGTACGAGTGCCTGTCATGCATGGCCAGCGTGTGGACGATTGTGCTGTGGATTATTCTCAAAGCTGCTGCAATAGACTGCATCAGCCCTTCTCTATTAGTGCCTGCCATCATCATTACCTGCGGGATGAACACTGTACTGGCATACCCGGTTAGCAAGCTCCTGAGCCTATACAATAGCGACAATGAATAGCTGGAGAGAAGCATTGACCAAGCTCGGATGGATATATGCCGGAGAGAGCTGCAGATGCAGCGGTATAAAGAAAGAGCAATGGAAGCGTGGCAGCACGGTTATGACTGTGTATCCGAGCAAAGACATGTATCAATACATTGAGAATGGCAAGATCATCAAAGGAAAGTTATCAGAACTAAAGCAATGATAAGAAGATTAATCGTTTCGGGCATTGTCTCAGTGGCAGTTTAAAAGCAAAGCTGAAAGAAGAATGGCAGCAGCTCAAGAAAATATAGTTAGATACAATGCAAATACTTTGCTATGTGTCGTTTTGATTATCAGATTCACTTTTTTGACTTGTGGCTAAACATGTATAGGTGCATTGGATTTGCTGTGCTTACATTTGATAATTTTGAAGTTGATAGAAGTTTATTCGGTGTATTTTGGCAGCCGCAAGATAGAAGGTTATGGATAAGCGTATGTTTCGTTAATTTCAGGTGGTACCTATGAATAGCACATACGTTCGAAGCAGCATCGCCCGACATTATTGATAAAAAGCAATGATAAGAAAACTAATCAATAGGCTTATACGCAGAAACAGGCTGCCGGAAGTGAAGCATCAGATTAAGTATGCCTTTACCGTTGGCGGCATTGATTACTATGAGATGGATGACTTGTTCAATATGCCGTACAAAAGAGCACTGAAGGCATTCAGCGTTTATGAAGAGCTGAGGATGCGCTGCACATATGAATATCTGAAGGCGCACTGTCAGGCTATTGACAATATATTGAACGCAACGAAGTTCAACGTCAATAATCTGGTTGAGCTTAAGCGATTGAACAATCAGCTAAGGGAGCGGCTCGAGTTCGTGGTGCCGGAAGATATCGGCTACAAGCTGGCGTCTGTTGTGTTCTTTGATGACGCGGAAAGCCCTATAGACTACGATGCTGCGTACGCACAAAAGAAGATTGCGCATTGGAAGAAGCACATGCGGAGTGCTGATTTTTTTTTGCAAACGCCATTACAGCGTTTGATACCGTTCTTAAAAGAGCGAGAGGAGAATTTGGAAATGTATTTCAAGGTAGCGGAAGAGCTGACGAAGATGCATTTGGAAAGCATCTTCTCGAATCTGTCGGAGCAACAGAAAAGGCATTGGAGTTTCTTACGATCGAGACCATTTGCGGCGGAACAGCATCTGAACTGAGTAAGATTGAGAGCTGGACGTTATATGAGTACTTATACAGATTGAACAATGAGATAGGCAGGATGAAGGAAAAAAAGAAAAAGCAAAAGACATGGCAGAGCAGATAATACTTGACTTCAGCGTCAATACAGAGTCGCTGACGCAGCTTGCAGAGAAGATGGGCGCTATCGGATCACTATCTGATGATCAGGTAGAAAAGTTTAAGACGGCTGGCGAGGCGATGGCAAAGGCACAGCAGGCTGTAAAAAAAAGCATAGAAGACACAGCACGTTCGCTGGAGAAGCAATCTCAGGTTCTGAAAAACATTTCGAAGGCGATAGCAGGCAATGAGCTGAATGAAGCAGCCGGAAAGTTTGAGAAGGTCAGTAAAGAGGCGGGCAATATGGTGAAAGTATCGGCATCGCTGAAGGCGAGACTAAGGGAGATCAAGGCTGAGCTGCAGAAAATCGGCGATGAAGGGTCGCCTCGATTCCAAAAGCTTGCACTCCAAGCAGCAAAGCTCGAGGATAAGATTAAAGATGTGGATGAGCGTGTACGAGTACTGGCTTCAGACACGTTCAAGTTTGATGTTGCAGTAGGAGCAGTACGAGGGCTGGCTGCGGCGTTTGCAGCAGCACAAAGCACAGCAGCATTATTTGGCGAGAAGAACGAGAACCTGCAGAGGGCGATACTGAAGGTGCAGGCAGCAACTACTGCTCTTACAGCAGTACAGGAGATTGCCAACATAATAACCGGGCAAGGCGCTTTGAAGGTTTTCGTCATGATCGCAGCGCAGAGGACTTATCAGACTGTGTTGGCACTGTCAACCAGAACGGTTCAATTCTTTGGCACTGCATCAGCAGCAGCATGGACGAAAGCAACGCTTGGTTTGTCTGTGTTAATATCTGGAATAATAGCACTGGTTTCAAACTGGGATAAGGTGATACAGAAGGTTAAGGAGTTTATTGGCGTTAACAAAGAGTCCAATGACTCTATGGAAGAGACGATTGATCTATACGATAGACTGGCGAAGCAGAAAGATAAAAGAAAGGAGCAACTTGAGCACGAGCTCGAAGTACTGAAGCTGAAAGGCGCAGAGCAAATGGACATTATAAAGAAAGAGATTGAGCTGGCACGATACGAGATAGACAGTAACAACAAACGTATATTGTCGAACAAAAGACTCATTAGTGTCTATGAAGAGAGTGAGAAAAGGACGAGGTCTTTAATATTCCACAAAAGCAAGCTGAAGGAAGAAAGCGATAAACTAAGCAAGTCTAATGAGTTGTTAAAGGCTAAGGTTGAAGGTCTGAGCAAGCAGTTGGCAGATCTATCAGAAAAGGCGAAAAAGGCAAAGGTTGATATGAAAACACTTGCCAAAGAGATTGAAAGGGAGGCAGAAGAGCAGTTTGCCAGCTGGACTGCGAAGTTTAATGAACAGCTTATTAAGGAGTTTGAAGATGAAGATAAAAAGAAAGAAGCGCAAATAGAGCTGCAAAAGTGGATGAGAGATATTGTTCCGGAAGAAGTTATTGATGAGCCGGAAATTCCAGTGTCGTTAGCCGTACGATTGAAGATTGACCCAGAGTTCCGCAAGCAGTGGGAAGAAGAGCAAAGGAGCGCGATCGAGCAGACCGCTATCGGTCTTGGCAGAGAGATGTCTGATACGCTTTTCAATATAGGCTCTGAGCGTAGAGACAGAGAGCTGCAAGATGCATTGAAGAAGATTGAAGCAGAGCGAGAAGCGGCGATCAAGAACAAGGACTTGACCGAGTCGCAGCTGGCTGCGATTAACGAAAAGTACAGGCGGAAAGAAGCTAAGATCAAGCTCGAAGCATGGAAAGCCGACAAAGCGGCAGCCATCTCTCAGGCGATGATCAACGGGCTGCTTGCTATCACAACTGCCATTGCTAAACTTGGTCCACCGCCTTCGCCTGCTGGTGTTGCCGGTATAGCAGCGGCAGGCGCACTGACGGCCATGTCTGTTGCGAGTATAGCAGCTAAGAGACCGCCACAGTTCAGGAAAGGTACAAAGGATGCGCCGGAAGGCTTTGCAATTGTCGGTGAAGAAGGACCAGAGTTAGTGTACCTAAAGAAAGGGCAGAAGGTGATTACAGCACCGGAGACCAAAGCGATACTCGAGCGGTACGAAATACCGGCAATTGTCGGCTACGATGACTTTAAAGCAGGCAAGTCGGCTCAATATCTTGATGCGTCAGAGATTGGAAAGGCGTTAGCACGTGAGCTCGCCAAGAATCCTTCGCTGCATGTAAAGATTGATAGCGAAGGCTTTAATACTTATCTGGTGAGCGTGAATCAAAAAAGAGAGATACTCAATAAAAAGTTCATGCTATGAATTGGCGGTTCACATTGATTGATTATACAGTTAACCCGTCAGGCGACACCATTGTATTAGATGACGAGCCAATCGGTTGGTCTGAGATTGTTCTCAGAATAAAGAGAGGGTTGCTGAGCACCGGCGAACGCACGCACGGAATAATCTTTGAGGCATCGGTAAGCAAGCTCGGATTCATCAATAAAGGATTTGAGGTTCTAAAGAATGCATACAACAGCAACGGCACCGACGCAGCAGTTGATCTGCTGATTGAGTATAAGTGCTCTGACAGCGACAGCTATGAGCTCTTTTACAAGGGCAGGATTGACTTCTCGAGTGTAGAAATAGAGCTGAAGGATGCCTGCGTATTCAATGTTACAGTCGAGCAGAAGGGCTGTTTAGCAACGCTCAGAAACAGGTGGGATCAGAATGTTGATCTTGATTCGCTCCAAGCGTTTGACGGGGCAGCACTGACACCGTACAACTATCTTGGTGTTGATCTTAGGCTTGAGTCTAAGGAGATATTGCTCAAAACAGAAGCCGACACGCCGACACAGTTCAACGAGTCAGAAGCGATACCGATTAATCAATTGAATCACTTCTATTACATCATAGGCTTCGACAATGTTATACTATCTGAGGTGAAGGATAGTTATCTTACATATCAGTTCAGCTTCGGGACAAATGGTTTTGATAATATAATCAGCGACCTAACGCCAACCATAGAGTCCGCAGAGATAGCCGGAATTAAGTGTATGCCGGTTACGTATGACATAAGCATAAAGCTGAACGGCACATTCACAGAGCTCAGCAACGATGGCGTCAGAGGCTATACGTTTAATATATTCCTGAATCAATACGACAAGAACAATACGCTCATTGCCGGTAACTCGCTGATGAGCGTACCATTTCCATATGTTAACGCAGGCACAGCGAACACAATTAACTTTAATATCAACCAAACCCTTTCTGTAACTTTAGCGGTTGGCGATAAGCTGTTCCTTGTCTTCAGTCTCAGCAACTACTTATTTACGACTGGTCCATCGAGCGGTTTTGGCACTGTCTATACCAATTGCAAGTTCAACGACTCGCACTTCAAGATGCGTGGCTTGTCAATATGCGAGCCTACGGTTGCTAAAGTCTATTTTGTCAACGAAGTCCTATCACGCATTGTCGAGTCGCTGACTGGCGATTGCATGCGTGTCTATTCAGACTACTATGGCAGACCTGATGCGCAGCCGTATCCGTCTGTCAGCGTAGGCTGCGGGTCGGAGCGTGTATTGACTAATGGTCTGAAGATAAGACGTGTGAAGATGGCTGACGGCACTGAGCCTAAGATGTGGCTATCACTCAAAGACATGATAAGCTCGCTTAATGCAATAGACAATATCGGCATCGGCATCGAGCCAGACCCGAACAGACCGGGCTACGAGCTACTGCGTGTCGAGCCTGTTGCATACTGGTATCAGGATACGCTCATCCATACATGCGATGAGGTTAAGGAGATTAAGATAGCGACTGAAAACAGCCTTATTTACTCGTTAGTATCTATCGGATATCAGAAGTGGGAGTCGGAGTTCTTTAATGGGCTGGACGAGTTCCTGACCAAAAGACAGTATCGCACAGAGCTGAGCTCGATGAGGAATAGCCTGACTCAGCTGTCGCACTTCATCGCATCAGGATATGCAATCGAGGTAACCAGAAGGGAGTCGCAGAGCACTAAGGACTTTAAGTATGATAATGATGTCTTCATTGTGTGCGTGAAGAAGGAGGGCATTGTCTATGTTGTTGACTTAGGCGTAGACGATCCGCTTAATCTGATTGGTCCTGATACAGTCTATAATGCAAGGATATCGCCGGCGAGGAATGCGTTTCGATGGTTTCGCAGTGTTGCTGCATCATGGGCATGGCAGTTCGCAACGCACAACAGATACATGATAATGACGGAGGCAGAAGGCAATTACATAGCTGAGATGAAGCTCAAGTACGGTAACGACTGTGACTACTATCAACTCACATTGGCTGAAAATTTATCCATCGGAAAGACTATCTTTGCCGACATCAATAATGCAAAGCCGCTGTGGTATCCGGAAAGCATCGAGTTTGAGTACCCTCTGAGCGTTGAGAAGTTCAACCAATTGAGGAGCAATCCGAGAGGCTATATCAAAGCAACGCAAAGAGGCAGGATATATGACGGATGGATAGACGAGATTGACTACCAGCCAAACAGTGGGTTAGCGAAGTTTAAGCTCATCAGAAAGTATTGATATGCCAAGCACAGTACACTCACCCGGCCATTCGTTTGTCAGATTTAAAGCTGGCAAGTATCTCCATCGCAATAATCATTGCTACCCGGACGTGAAGAATACATGCCTGCCGGTATATGACATCAAGGATTTGGCATTCCAGATTGTGCTCAATCTTGATGCGCCTCAATCGGGAGCAAGATTCTTTGTTTGCGCTGTCCCGGTGAACGACCAGACGGACGAGTACTGCGAAGACCTGCCGAGACAGATACCGCCCGTTGGCATAAACAACAAGTACTACAATTGCAGCAATCCGCTGCCCGGCACGATACCTCCGCCAATGCCATATAATGAGCTGCTGTGGCTCGATCCGCATCCTACACTGCCATCACCGCCATACTACAATCTGTATGCGGACAGCAGCAACTGGGTTGGCAGTCTTGGTGCCGGGCTGATTGACATCGGGCAGTGCTTCAGGCTGATTGTGATTCAATCTGACCTGCATCAGAGTCAGGAGAGGAAAGACTGCACCGAACGGTCTTACATCATCGGCTGCAGCAATTGCTTTGTCAGAGTAGCAGAGCAATGCGATACTTCAGTGCTGAAGTACAAGTGTCGGGAGAACCAATTTGGATTCACGTATGTGCCGGAGTTCTATGACGATGTGGCGACAAAAGGAGCGAATCTGAGCTTCATCAATCAGATCCGCTTGCCGCTTTATCTTGGCAATCCGCAGTTCATTACAGAGGAAAGCAGCTATCAGAAGAGCGATGGCACGTTCATTAAGCTGCACTCGAGGATAGTTCAGGAGTACGAGCTGTTCACCGACTATATGCCGATAGAGTGGCACGAGCGGCTGAAGATTGCGCTGGAGCATGATTTTGTGGAGATTTACAATACGAACATAATCCAGTCTGTAATCATTGTGAGCAGCGCTGCGTATGATATTGAGTGGCCGAAAGACATAAGAGTTCAGGAGGCAATGGCGAAGACGAAGGTTAAGGTAAGCATCGCAGCAGACTACGTTAACTCAAATTGTGCTTAAATGGAAAAGAAGAAAGGGATACTATTGTTAGCGCTTGGTAGCCCGCATTACGGCAAGATGGCTGCCAACTTAGCGATGTCGATAAAGTACAGCTGTCCGGACATGAAGATACATCTATGCTATTCCGAATACTCGCTGTCTTCGCTGTCGCACGAGCACATGAAGCTGTTTGACAGCGCATCGGAATGCCAGGAGACTTACTACATGCGGAAAGGCAAGACGAACTATTTCAAAGCGAAGCTGTACATCAACGAGCTAAGCCCGTTCCATGAGACGCTGATGATTGATGTTGACACGGTGTTGTTTGCAGGCAAGCCGGCATCGCTGTTGTTCGATGAGATGAGGAATAAGCATGGGATAGCGTTGCAGGTCAGAGGCTGGCACGACTATAGGACAGGCAAGACGCATGGTGATTATATGCATTGGTTCGATGTCGCTAAAGCAAAGACCGCATACGACATGAGCGACATTGTCTATCAGCTGTCCAGCGAGCTGGTATGGTTCAAGAAGGTTAAGCCAGCCATGATAGTTCTGGAGACTGCACAGAAGATATTCGATGAGCCTCAGGTGCCTGTTGTTGACTTTGCCGGCGACATTCCGGATGAGTTTGCATTCAACATAGCCACATCGTCTTACGCAGTGAAGATGGCGTGCGAAAGACCGCTCATATACTGGTATCTTCTGGACAAGTATAGCGCATGGATTGACGTCATTAAAGACTACTACGGCATCTCTGTAGGCGGTAACAATCTGTCAACGTATATACGTGATAGATATGATAAGATATGCGCAGCGTATGCAAGAGCCATGAAGCTGCCGTATCACTATCGTATCTATGCTAAGAAGCAATGGGACGAAAAACGTAAACTTATCTAAAATGCCAGCAGCAACCGAACTGATAATGGAGTACCTTATCGGCAAGCGCCGAATGCCGGTATACAGTGAGTATGTGTCTATCTATGATAGCATCAGGGTGCATGCAAACGGCGAGTATCCTGCCAAGCTCATAGAAGAGAGACGACCGCATGAGAGTGAGTATATCTATGCTTACCGTAAGAAGCTCTACAAGCCAATCACGAAGCGTGTAATAGGCTCTGTCATACATGCATTGGGCAAGATAAGACGCTCGTCAGACTGGAGCATCAAGTACGATCCGACACTGGTCAACCCTAAGACAGCGGCTGATGAGACGTTGGAGCAGTACTGTGAGAAGCGCTTCCCGTACTTCAACTCTTTGACCAACTGGGTCTTTTCTATCTTGCTTAAGGAGTATCTTGTTGACCCTAATGCTATTGTGCTGGTTGCGCCGCTTAGCATTGATATTGCCGACAACGAGTATGTGAAGCCGTTCCCGGTTGTTATCAACAGCAGTTCGGTTTTAGAGTTCAAAGACGACTTGCTGATAGTTAGGCAGAAGGACAAAGCCACTGTGGCTGACGAGCAGCTGATAGTCGAGTACGAGATGACAGGAGACGGCAGCTGGAAGCTGACGCAAGAGTACGAGCACAACTTAGGAAGGCTGCCGGCATTCAAAGTCCATTCGCTGGTCAGTAAGATTGAGGATGGCTATGTGATCAATCATAGCCGTATTGGCGATATGATACCGGAGCTTGACGAGGCAGTGCGCGAGTACAGCGATCAGCAGGCCAATATCGTCAATTATCTTTATCCTGAGAGATGGGAGTACGCAACGCAGCAATGTCCGGAATGCGTCAATGAGCACGGCATCAGCATCGGGCGTATAAAAGTTGAGACCGAGCAAGACGGCAAGAAGACATTCAAGACCGTCACGTGTAAGAGCTGCGGTGGCAGCGGAGTGGTTGCAGCTTCTGGACCATTCAAGAAGCACATCATCAGGCCGCACAAAGCCAATCTCGGAGAGAGCGAGCCGCCAATACCGCCATTCGGATACGTGACAAAGGACACCGAGATCATTAAGGTCATTGACGAGCGCATCGAAAGACATCTGTATAATGCGCTGAGCGCCGTCAATATGCAGTTCCTGAGCAATGTGCCTCTCAATCAGTCCGGGCTTGCGAAGGAGGTTGACAAGGAAGAGCTGAACAATTTCATTTACACCGTAGCGGAAGACTTGGTGATGATGATGGACAAGATTTATGAGTTGATTAACGATTACCGCTATTCAGTCATCGTGCCATCGAAGGCAGAGCGCGACAAGATGCTGCCTGTTGTGGCGGTGCCTGAGCGGTTCGATGTATTGTCGTCGCAATATCTGATGGAGGAGATTAAAAGGGCTCATGACTCAAAGCTGAACCCGCTGATACTGACAGCGCTCGATATTGATCTGGTGAACAAGAAGTTCTACGACAATCAAAAGCTGAGAGATGAGCTCATCAGCGTGTACGAGCTCGACCCGCTGTCGCTGATTAGCGATGAAGAGAAGATGGTCAGGCTCAGCAATGGCGGCATAACGAAAGAAGACTACGTGATAAGCTGCAACATACTGCAACTGGTCCGCATGGCAATGGAGCAGGATGAGGCGTTCATGAGCAGGTCGCTGAGCGAAAGGAAGGAGCAGATACGGAAGCTGGCCAGCATCGATATAATCAGCAGGCTGAACAAAGAGAAAGAAGATGGCGTCCCAGCAGAAGATATTGAATGACATTATTGAGCTCATCTCCGATAAAGTCGATGGCTTTGGTCGCAACATTCCGACTCGTCAGCAGAAGCTATACGATGAAATACAGACGCTGCTGAAAGACATCGAGGTCAAAAACGGCCGCATAAAGCAGACGGTAGCCAATCTCAAGCGTATAGGCACGATCAGCAGGAAGATAGAGAAGGCCGTATTGTCGGACCAATGGAAAAAAGATGTTGGCGAGTATCTAAACGGATTCAAAGAGTTATCGAAGTTACAGCGTGCGTACTTTGAGGCGTCAGTCGAGAAGTTCAAGGAAAGACCGCTGCTCAATGAGATAAAGCAGCATAGCATCGATGCGGCTAAGCAGTCATTACTTGGAGCCGGGATACACAATGCCGTGATGCCGAAGATTGAGGAGATACTGCGGCAGAATATCACGAGTGGCGGCAGTTATGCTACGATGCTCAATCAGTTGAGGGACTATATTACAGGCACGCCAGAGACGGCAGGCGTATTAGAACGCTGGGCAAAACAGATAACGACAGATGCGTTGAACCAGTACGCAGCCGAGTATACGGCGACAGTGGCTGGTGATCTTGGGTTGGAGTGGTTTCAGTATACCGGAGCAATTATCGAGACGTCGCGCGACCTGTGCAAAGCACTGGTGCGGAAAAAGTACATACACAAGGTCGAGTTCAAAGACGTTATCAAAGGCAGGTTCGATGAGTTTAAAGAGGTTGACGGCAAGATAAACAGCAAGACTGGGCTTCCGCAAGGAATGGTATCGGGCACCGATGAGACCAACTTTCATGTGTATCGTGGCGGCTATCAATGCGGGCATCAGTTGGTGCCGGTTTCAGAAGTGGCAGTTCCGAGACAAGTTCGGGTGAAGGTGTACGACCGATATGGCATCAGGTACGATGCCGAAGGGTTTAGGTTGTGAATTTCGGCAGCAATCGGCAAATTTCGGCCAAAATCATTCCTTTGATTCAAGTATATATGCGCTTCGCATCTGCATGCACATGCAATGCATATGCGTATCATATGCGCGCATATGCGATCATATGCATAGCACGTGCATAGCATGCGTGCTACATCTGCAATCATCTGCACGAGCGCTTGTTCTTTTTATTCAACTTTTTTATATTCGTTTTTTCTCAATAAACACGTTTGCCTTTGTTTTTAAGCAACTTTTTTGCTCAGACAATAGAATTATCAGCTTTTGCGCAATCTTAAAAATCAGGCGCGTTTGCGCTTAAAATTTTCGCATTTTTTGCGAGCGATTTTTTAATTTTTTTTCTTTCAATAAAATAATAATTAACTTACTTTAATTAGTACTACTTACCTTAAGTATTAACTAACTAATATTATATATACTTAATTATACTACTTATACATATTTTCTTTCTTTTTTTTTGCTTCTTTTTTTTTCTTTCTTTTAAACGAACAACTGGCGCCAAAAACGGCCGGCGGGCGGCGAGCAGGCGCATCGGGCGCGCCTCGCAACGATTAGCAATTTCATAAATCTTTGATTATCAATTCAAAAAATTTCAAGAATGATCGCAGATGCATAGCATGTGCATAGCACGTGCGTATCATGTGCAATCATCTGCGATGCACGTGCACTACATATGTACAACATGTGCATGACATGTGTATATCATATGTACAGCACGTGTACAGCACATGCGATCATATGCGCTACATATGCATATCACGCGCATAGCATCTGCGATCGTATGCACATCATATGCACGTCGTGTGCACTGCATATGCGTATCATCTGCGATCATGTGCAGTGCATGTGCGTGCATATGTATGGCACGTGCACTACATATGCGTATCACATGCATAGCGTCTGCACCACATATGCGATCATGCGCGCGCATATGAGATCATATGCGATCGTCTGCAGTGCATGTGCTTCATTGCTACTCGTGCTGCTTAAGCTGCATATACGCCCGCATCATCTTCATCACCGCCTCCGTATTGCTGACCCTTTTTCTTGCCTTGTTCTTGCTTAGTATCTCTGCCTTGATCCTTTCGATAGTCTCAATCAGTTCTTTCGGTGGGGCAATCAAGACTAATCTTTCTGCTTTTTTCATGGCGCTATTTTTTGTGCACCAAATTAATCAAAAGCAATTATCATGTTTAATCACTTGTTAACTTTGTAGCATGTCAGTTCAACTCGGCAACCTCATACAACTGCTCGCAGAAAAAGCGGGCGTTGACACTACAGACAAATCTGTAGTTGACCTCCTTTCCATCAACGCACAGATTGATGAAGGACTTTTCAACAAACTCAAAGGCTATCTCGACAGCACATTGACAATTGAATCAGCCAAGCACAATCCTGTCGTGGCTGCCCACTTCAAGAGCCTTGCCCTGCTGCCGATTGATACCGAACTCGAAAAGCTGATGGACGAGTTTGAGTTCGATGATGAAGTCAAGTCAGAGCTGAAGTCTGAAAAGTCAAGCTACAAGAGACTGGGAGCAATTATCAGAAAGATTAAAGAGCTCGAGCAAAAAAGAAGCGAAGCAAAAGGAAGCGGCAAGGCCGAACTGACTAATGAGATCAACAAGCTCAATCAGCAGATCCTCGACCTTAAGAAGCAATATGAAGACGAGATCAACAACCTGAAGCAATCTCACGAAAACGACCTGCTTCTGTTCAAGATTGAGAACGAACTAAGCAAGCGGCAGTACAGCGATGCGTTGCCCGAAGCTGTCAGAATAGCTGCAGCAAAAGAGCTTCTCAAGAAAGAGTTCACTGAGAAAGGCATCAAGCCTGTGCTCAATAGTAACAAGTCGATAAAACTGGTAAGGCAGGACAACACTGACCTTAGCTATATGGAAAACAACAAAGAAGTATCTTTCGGTGAGTTCGTGGACAAAGTCCTTTCGACTCACGCTATCCTGAAAGTCTCCGACAACAGTCAGCGGAGAGTGACAGAGCCGAAAAGCATCAGCACTCACGGTGCCAACGGCAACAGCAACTATCTCTCGGCAGTGAAAGCTGCGGTAGAACAGATTGCAAGCAACTAACCAAAAACCAACATAAAAAATGGCAAACATAATATTGACGGCTTATGCGCCGCATATTCTCGAATCACTCGCGCAACTGGCGCAAGAGAACAATCCTGAGTTCAAGATATCACCAGTCGGCTTTCTTGCTGCGCTCATCGAAAACAATCCAAAGCTGAGCGCCTTTGAACAGCTGACATTGACCAACACGGGCGGTCATCAGAAAAGAGTCTTCATCAAGTATCAGCCACGCTATAATGAGAACGTTATAGCTACTGAAGACAACTGCAACATTGATCTGGTGCCGGCATGGAAAGTATCAGAAATCAAAGCCGAACGGTTCGTGAAAATAGGCATCCATATCAGCGATGAAGAGATCTCTAAACTCGTTGACGATGCTTCGCAGACTGTAAGGATGGGCACGCCACCCACTACGCTGCTGCGTGAGCACATAGAGACAATCATGCGCATTGCTCAGGCGCTGATGCGTAAGATTGACGCACAGCTGCTTAGCGATGTTACTTGGGGAGTCAACGTTACTACCGGCAACAACGCTGCAGTAACCGTCAACATCAACAAAGATGCCACTAAGAACGATCTGAACAGCGGCTTCACCAAGATACTGTTCGATGCGTCAGAGAATGAGTTTGCTGGCAATCTCATCATTGTCGGCAACGGACTGATGAACTCGTACGAGCTGCAAAAGATGGCAGCCGTAGCAGCTATGAACGGTGTTGATGTTACGAAGTTCACCGGCTACACATTCTATAATGACACGCTATCGAAAGTGGCATGGGGCGTCAATCAAATAGGCGTGTTCGAGAAAGGCTCAATCGGCTTCGTTGACGTAAGCCGCTATCTCGGCTTCAGAGCAGGTGAACGTCCGAACAGCTTCTTCTTCCAGCTGCCGCTGCCAGTTCAAACCAACTCCGGCATACAGCCGTTCAACTTCGATGTGCAACTAAAGTACATTGATTGTCCTACTGTACTGCTGAACCACTACGGAGAAGAAGAGCAGTTCGACAGAGGCTGGGCATTGTACATCAGCAAGCGATACGGACTGTGGCAGTATCCATCCAACGTATACAATGCAGGAGATGTATTGGCAGGAGTTAACGGCTCGCTGAGATATATTATAACCAACGAATGCGCTGAGTGCTAATATGCAATGTCTTAAGAATTTGATCGGCATACGAGGATGTGGCGCAGATGCGCCTGACAGCGGCATCTGGCTGAACGATTACCCCGGTGTGTCGATCAAGTCTCTTGAAGGCATCACTAATGAAGAGAAGGCGACGTTCATCGAGACGTGGAGAGCGATAGAGAGAAGAGCGATAAGAAGACTGCAATCAGCAGTAATCAGCGAACTATCGAGACGCTACCGACTCATCAGAAGCATTGAGAGCATCACGTTCAGCAAAGAGCCAGACACTGTCAGCAATCAGACTGCGCCAGCCAATGAGTATAGAGGAATCAGGCTTTACTACAGCGATATTACTGGCAGCAGCCTTCTGTCTCTTCATGTTCAGGACATATCCATATATGCCAAGCAGGCAGCACAGACTGATATAATCATCGCAGACGCAGAGTACGGCACCATACTATGGCAATCCAACGTCATGTTGAATGCAGGATGGAACAAGATATATGTAGGGATTGACTTCGAGCAAGACTCCTTGTTCATCGGATACGATGCTGCCGGAATCAGCTCTCCGTTCACGCCGATAACGACAGACAGCGTCAGCGGTTGTGCTGAGTGTTTCACGTGTAACCGATGCAGCCTCTACATTGCAGGAGCAAAGCGAAGCTACAACGGCGCGACTGTTGATGTCGGCAATACTTTCGGAGTTATCGGCACATTCAGTTTGAGATGCAGCTACGATGCCTTCATATGCAGTAACAAGCAACTCTTTGCGAATGCACTGGCTTATATTGCGCTGGTTGAAGTCATGAACGAAAGACTGCATAGCGATAGGATTAATCGCTATACGACTGTGGACCTGAACAAAGCAAGAGAGCTGAGAGACGAGTATATGCAGATGTTTCAGCAGGAACTCTCAGACGTAATCAGCGGCATTGACATCAGCGAACAAGACTGCTGCATTGAGTGCGATGCATTAATAAGAACAGTTGAATACGTGCCATGATTGAGATTAGAGACAATATCAAAAGCATAATGGGCGGTCTCGCTGCGAGATTGAAGCAGTTCAATCGTGGCACTATCGGCTATGACGGGCTGGCTCGTACTGTTGCGAGCACTGCGCTGGCGGAGCTCAAAAGCCGCATACATGAACAGGGCAAAGCGGCTGATGGTTCAGACATAGGCAGATACAGCACAGTGCCAATATATATCAGCGTCAAGAGCAATCCCGGCAGGAGCTTCGGGCTACCGACTGGAAAGACAGGTAGATATGTTTTTGAATCCGGAAAGAAGGAAGGGCAAAGACATGCAAGCAAGTATTTTCCCGGCGGATACAATCAGTATAAGATCGAGATTGGGAGGAATACGCTTGGCAAAGTGAACTTTAGCCTCAGCGGACAGATGAACAGCCAGTTCACAATACAGCCATCGTCTAACGGCTACGGCGTAGGATGGGGCGATACAGAGTTTACGGACCGTGCCAAAGGCTTTGAGCTGAAGTACGGGAAAAAGATATGGACGCTATCGAAAGATGAGCTCCAGCTGGTAAAAGATGTAGCAAAAAGATACGTGACAGATGCCTTATTTAAATGAGATAGTAGAAGCAATCAACACAAGCCTTAGCCAGCGGCTATCGCAGTTCAGCAATCTGAGCGGCAGCAAGCTGGAAGGCATTGCGTTTAACGTGGTGAGGAATGGCGATAGCGGAGCAGATACGGTGCCGGCTGTGATTGATGAGTACTCGGTTATCAGGGATGTCATTATCAACGACACATACCCAATGACAATCTATCATAGGGTAAGCGATGTAAGCGAGCGACCAGTACAGGCCAAGTATGCGTTCGGCGACCAGCCTGCATTGAGAACGGCGATATACAGCTGCAAGATGATTGCGATATCTAAAGTGCCGAGAATCAAGATGACGCATGTTCAGCTGTATAGCTTGCTGTCGCTGTCCATGCCGGCGAAAGTCAGCATAGACAAAGAAGGCATTGATGACATCGCTATAGAGGTGCAGGGCGGAGTAATCAATCACTCAGCCGTGTTCAACGAGGAGTACAGAGGGAGTCGTGAGTTTGTTGGCATCGAGGATATCATGATTAGCATCACTTATCAAGTAACTGTTCTGTACAACAGAAGTTGTATCAACATATGCGGCTGCGGAAAAGAAGCAGCGTTAACTAATTAATGCAAAAAACAAAAACAAAAACGAAAAAACATGCCAGGCTACTACCCAACTAACTGCGATGTACTGATTCCGGTACATAGCTGCGATCCATGCGAAGAGAAAGAGTTCGGCAGGATTCGCTCTGCCGGATTCATTCACAAAGACTTTCACTTTCTGAATGACGATCCAACCAATGTCAGCGAGTGGGAGCGGGGCATCAACGAAAAGATGATCCTTGTGATTCCGGCTACCAATGGCGAGCTGGCTGAGCCAAGCGAACTGACTGGACCGGGATTCGGCGACACTACAGAAGAGTTGCTCGGCTTCAACTTCAGCGCAACGTTCAACGATCCGAACTTCGCCAGCAATTGCGACTTCTATCAGGCGCTGGTTGGCAACAGGAACTTCAAGTTCTTCTTCCGCACATCGAGCAAGACCTATATCACGCCCGTGCCTGTAACAATCATTCCGAAGTTCAAGGTCGAGAACGATGAGTCATCGCTCGTAACGTGGAACGTTCATGTCAAGTGGAAATCAAGCAAGTTCCCATGCCCATTCAACACGCCTGAATCGGTCGTTCAGACTTGTTTTATTCCGGAGGAGGAATAGTGCCGATTCCTCCTCCTTGCTGCATCACTGAATACGTGTTTGGCACAGCAATAATTGATGATGTTGTGTATGACGCTCAAAGCGGCGATTATACATTCAACATTGGCTATCCTACTGCTGTCTATGGACAGACAGGGCCGCCGTATGAAATCTATATATACTACGAGCTGCATATTGCAGGCACTATTGTGGATAGCAACAACATTACACTGAGCAGTCCCGGTCAGTTCACAGTCAACGCACCAAATGGCGGAACTCTGGTAGTAGAGGTGACTTATCAATATGTAAACATGAACGGACCATATTTCGGTATCTCCGGAATCTTCCAACTCGATCAAGAGAGCGGCATTATCAGAAAGATTGTGCAGCGGGGAGTAGAGATGCAGGTTATCGGCTGCAGGCATATTGAAGCGCTGGCACACTATGTATCATGGAACGGAAGTCAGCCGGGAGTGCCAGTCTCAGTGAGCTGGTACTCTTACGATAAGGAGACATTAACATCACAGCTGCTGGCAAGCAATAAATCTAAGTACACAGGCACCATTAACGTTGAGGCTGATTTGCTAATTTGTCTCTTCACTTTCGACACCAACGAGTTCCCGGACTTAGATACGAACGACTGGCTTGGGTTAAGCGCTCACGGACAACTAAAGATACAATGCCAATGAAAAGGATAGCAACAGAGATAGCATCGAGACTACTTTCAGATACGCCGATATGGTTCAAGCGCATCGCACAGATATCCGGGCTGGTTGCTGTCATCTGCGCAGCGCTTGTCGCAGGAGCGAACATGGGAGAGTTTCATATTAGCGAAAAGGCATATAATTACATAAAAATGATTGGCGCAGCCGCAACAGCAGTAGCTGTCGTTGCGCTGACAGCAAAGAAAGATAAAGAAGAGTAGTATGCTGAAGCCATTGCCAAAGAACGCATCACTGAGCCAGCTGGAGCAGACACTGAACGAAGTCAGCTCAAAGCCGTTTGGCAATCTATTCGTGGCAAGACTTGCTAAGTCGCTTGGATTGAAGATGGCAAGAGTTCGAGACTTGGACAAAAACATGTCCTTCATCTTAGAAGAAGCAAAGAAAGACATTGGCCGTGTTATCCTGTACTACAATATCAGAGTCATGAGAAGGAATGCTCTGAACTCGATGAAGGATGAGATAATTAAGCTGATTATCGAGTATGTGCTGGCCAGATATAAGGACATGATAGCCGAAGGGATGAGCGAGCAGCAAGCATTTACAGCATTGATTGATGAACTATCAGAAAAAGTGTAAATATGAATAACTTTCTGAATAAGCATATAGAAGAGATACTGGGGACGATAGCCGGGCTGCTGCTGAGCATTAAGTGGCATAATATAATCTTTTTTTATACTACATTCTCTTCAATATGGGAAGAGATGGTAGTAAAGTTCTTCGTCTCAGTAATATGCGGCATAGGCGGTGGCTTAGGCGGCATCATTATCAAGATGATGATTGAAGAGATAAAGGAAAGATATGGCAAGAGAGAGAAGTAACATCGCAACACTCATCAGGACCAGTCACGATAGCAGGCAGACCTTAGGCGTGCTGATTGCCAGTGCTGGCGATAAACTTTTCACGTGTAAGACGCTCGAGCTGGCATGGAAAGACAATCAGCCGAGCATCAGCTGCATTCCCGCAGGTCGGTATCAATGCTACTATACAAGGTCCAGCGTACTATCTGCAAAGAAGGGAACAGACGTATTTACGTACGAAATCACTGGAGTGCCGGGACGGGCTGGAATAAGGATTCATCCAGCCAATTACTTTCATCAGCTGAGAGGCTGCATAGCTCTTGGCGCAGCGCACAAAGATCTGAACGCAGACATGATAATGGATCTGGTGCACAGCGGTGAGACTGTCAAAGCGTTTGAGTCATTCATGGGCAAAGAGGCATTCACTCTCGAGATAATCAATTGGGACAAGCGTATACAACTTAGCAGGCTTTCACTCTTCTTTGCGTAGTGCATGGAAGTACTTAGCCGTCATGCCGATGACGAGCATGGCTGCGTCTCTGGCATGACTGCTGGTGCGATCATACCATCTCGCAAGCACCTTAAAGTAATCGGCATTTACTTTCGTATTTCTGGGCGATTTAAAGACAACCGCAATGCTGTAGTCTTTGCATAGCTGCTCGTATATCACAGCGTCTCGCTTAACATAGCCAGCGCCTTGTGCCCGGTTATCAATATTACCAAGACCTTTGAATAGCTTGCGCTTACGTGCGTCTTCCACGATAATACCGATGAGCCTTCCTTGCTGATGGTAATCGATAATAGAAAGGATTGCTCTATGTATCGGCAGCGTCTCGATGCGATCGAACGACATGGAGGCGGTGTTCCATACGGCGAAGCCTGTATTTACGCCGCAGTCAATACCTATAATCAGATCAGACATAGGCGCTAAGATATAAACGCAAAAATAATTTAAAAAATTATTTTGATTTTTATTTTTTTTGCTTTATTTTTGCAACAAATCAAAAGAGTATGACAAAGCTAAAGAAAAAGTTTTCAACAGCCATCCTGCAGGACCAAGTCTTGCAGGCGCTCATCGCCAACAGCACTGGCAGGAACGTTCAGTCCATCATCAGATGGGCGAGAACGAATCATCAATTTTTGACAATGCATAGCGCACTTGAAGCATTATCGAAGTACTTGAAGACTCCGATAGATGAATTATTGGAAAAAAGCGAAAACTCGGCAAAATGAATAGCAGAACATTAAAAGTCATCGACTACAAAAATCGTGAGCTGACAGTAACCGTTTCATGGTTGCTGCCGGTCGGAGGGTTGCTCAATCGTGAGATTGACAACCCTTTTTTGTTTTGGTTAGAAAAGGCATCCTACAAAGGAAAGCCTATTACTAACCGTCTCTCGAAATGGGGCATCCGATGGCTCGAAGATGAAGCGCTGAGGATACTCATAGACGAGGGAGCAATAACTTCAATTAATGATATTAACTAACCAAAAAAGCCAAAAAAATGATTAAAGAAAAAGCTAATGTAAAAGAAGAGGTAGGCCTGAGCCTGCCCTTCTATGCCAAGAGGCAAAGCGGTTGGCATACAACGTACTACTTGGTTGGCTCTATGAGCAACCAAGACTACAATATTGTCATTACTTTCTTTGGAGATGAACTGAGGCACATCTCCAATTGGGCGTTCGAGTACGAGTGCGAGGATGCTGCTAACGCTGAGGTCATCGACAAGGAAGAATTTATGAAAATTTTGGATATTGCTTTCAAACAAATAAAAGAAAAAGCTTATGGAAATTAAAAGATTCTTTGAACAAGACAGCGTAAAGAGAAGGTTCACCGAGTTGCTCGGTGACCGCTCAGCGCACTTCATAGTATCGCTGATGCAGGTGGTTGCGCAGAACGAGCTGCTGAAAAGCGCTGACCCAATCAGCGTCTATAACGCAGCAGTCTTGGCGGCTACTCTCGAACTGCCGATTAACAGCAATCTTGGATTCGCCTACATAGTGCCGTACAACACGAGGCAGAAGGACGGCACTTATAAGCAGGTAGCCCAATTCCAGATTGGGTATCGTGGGCTGATTCAATTGGCGCACAGGACAGGCCAGTTTAAAACAATATCGGCTGCGCCTATATATGAAGGACAGATTGTGCAGCAGGACCCGCTCAAAGGGTACGTCTTCGACTTCAGCAGGAAAGACAGCGACAAAGTAATCGGCTTTGCCGCATACTTCAGCCTTATAAACGGCTTTGAGAAGACACTCTATATGAGTACAGAACAGCTGAAAAGTCACGGACTCAAATACTCTAATATGTACAGAAACGAAAAGACGAGAAAGAGTTCGATGTGGGAGACGGACTTCGAGTCAATGGCTCTTAAGACTGTGCTAAAGTTACTGTTATGGAAATATGCGCCATTGTCAATACAGATGCAGAGAGCAATTATTGCCGACCAAGCCGTCATTAAGGATGAAAGCGGCGAAGAAGTAGAGTACGTTGACAACCAGCGGCCAGAGGTAGATAAAGAGTCTGAGAGAGTCAGACTAATGATTGAGCAGGCCAGCACAGTAGAGGAGCTGGACAAGCTCTTCCCTTCAATCTCACATAATGAAGACTATATGAAGATGTGGTATGAAAGAAACGACACGATAACAAAAGCACAGCAGCCAAATGAAAGCCAATAACATTAAGTTCAGATGCAGCGAACTCGGACAGATAATGACAGACAGTCGCTCAAAGTCCGAGCCGCTGTCAGAGACAGCCAAGTCATACTGTATTGATGTCTATATCAGGCATGTTTACGACAGGCATGAGAAAGAAGTCATGTCAAAGTACATCGAGAAGGGCAATGCAGTGGAAGAAGACGCAATCACGATGCTTTCACTGCTGACTAAAAACTTATATTTAAAGAATAATGATATATTCGAGAACGACTATATCAAAGGAGTGCCGGACCTGTTCATAAAGAACGGACAAGCAATTGAAGTAGTAGAAGACATCAAGAGCAGCTGGGACCTGTTCACGTTCACGAAAGTGAAGTTCGGCAAGCTGAGCAAGAACCACTACTGGCAGATGGTTGGCTATATGTGGCTCACCGGAGCGAAGAAAGCGAAGATAAGATACTGTCTTGTTAATGCTACGGACATGCTATTGGATGACGAGAAGAGAAGACTGGCATATGCTATGGGTGCTTTTGATAACGATGATACCAACACAGAGTACATCCGGCTTTGCAGGGAGTTGGAAAAAAACATGATCTATGACATTAAGCAGTTTTTGAGCCAATACCCTTATTATGCGCTGCATAATGATATTAGCGAATGGAGATGGGACATCCCGGCAGAAGAGCGGCTGTTCACGGTGGAGATAGAGAGGGATGAGGATGAGATTGAGCGCTTAAGGCAGCGTGTGATTCAGTGCCGTGAGTTTATTGGCATGATCGATGCGCAGCAAAATGGTATAACCTTAATAAACAACTATAACGATGAACACATCACAAAACCATCAGTTGCATAAACATGGCGCTATGCCTTCATGTTTGCATCTTCCACTGAAAGCTAAATGGTTTGAAATGACCAAAGCAAAAGCTAAGACTGAGGACTATAGAGAGATAAACGAATACTGGGTTAAGAGACTGATCCATTATCAGGAGTCTGAATTAGCAATTGAAGAAATAGTTCGATATATTAGCAACTACAAGCACTACAGATATGTAGATGTATCGGCAGTATTCACTTATCATGGCTTATGCTTCAAAAAGTTCGACTATAATATAATGACGTTGGGCTATCCGAGAGCAGACGATAAAGAAAGGATATTGAAATTGGAGCACAAACGTATCGAAATAAGGACTGGCAATCCTGAGTGGGGTGCAGAGCCAAATAAGCTATATTTCGTTATTGTGCACGGAGATAACGTTTCGCAGGTAGGCGATAGTGCTGCTTACCACAAACTTTAAATCATAGCATTCAGACTCATAGCGGCATTTTGCCTACCTGCTGTTATGTGTCTGAAAAATAATTAAGCGTAGGCATTTAATAAAGATAAGAAAATGGAAATTCTTAGAAAAACCTTAAGCGAAATGAGCTCTACTTTCTCAAGCAACGAGTTCAGTAAACAAGCCCAGAAAAACGGGCTATCAAAAAAAGAAATAAATAACGGTGCAATCGCTTTGTTTCTGCATCAAAATGCCGTTCAGTTAGAAACAAGGCGGATGTGGAGAAAGCGTAGTGATCTTACTTCGGACAATCAAAAGTCAGATAGAATAAAGGAGGCTATTGACCTGCTAAAATCGAACGGATATAAGATATTAAAACCTGTGACAGATTGGGTTGAGATATAGTGTGCAGCGTGATACTTATACTTTACTGAGCTTAACACATAGCATGAGGCATTAATGTTAAATCTTAAAAACTAAACCAATGAAAAACATTGAAAAAGAAAAAGAGTTACAAGAATTGCAAGAGATTGCCAAGCAAATAATGCAAAGCGAAAGTTTAGCGGCAAGCGTTGAGATACTTCGCCGGTTTGCTGAAAAGTGCTGGTTGGAAGGCGCTTGTGAAGCACAGGAAGATGCCACTAAATTTATCAGAGAATACATGGTGCACATTCGAGATATACCGAAGCTAATTAAACAAGCAAATAAAAGATAAACATGGAAAGCAGCACTCAAACTCAGAAGAGCCAGGAGCTTATTGGTATGGGAGCATATTGTAAATGTGGTAGGATAGTTTACGCTGTGCTATACGATAAAATTAGGAATGACATAGAGGCACAGCATGAGATTATTAACCACATCTATAACGGGTATAAAGTAGAGAATGTAAGCAAGGAGCAGGTGAGAAAGCTGTTTGGGTGTAAGTGTAAACAGAAGTTGATGTTTTAGGATGTATTAGCTAACGAGCAAATAATAGTATGCCGAACAGGATTCTCAGAGAAGGAATAATAGACAGCGAACGGGTGAATAAGCTATCATGGGCTGCCGAAGTATTTTATCGCAGGCTGATGAGCGTAGTAGATGACTACGGCAGATATGACGGAAGAGCAGAGATACTGAGAGTTAGGCTTTATCCGCTTAAAATAGACGTAGTCAGCCAGAAGGACATCATTAGCTGGCTTAAAGAGTGTATCGATGCACAGCTGGTCCGCATGTACACGGTGGAGGGGAAAACATATATTGAAATACTTAATTTTAATCAGACCATTAGGATAAAGAAGCCAAAGTATCCAGCGCCAGCTCCTGATTCGTACATTGAGATTGAAGAAGAAAAAGAGCAGCCGGTTATCAAAAGAGCGACAAAGTCGGAGTGCCTATTCCGCAACTCGAAGTATTATGACAAGGAAAAGTTCAAAGAGGCATTGGCAGGCACTAAATACGAGGCTTATGACTTAGATTATTACTACGAAGCCGTTTTAAATTGGTCCGACAGTAAGGGTGTCATGCGTAAGGATTGGATTGCGCAGGCTCGCAACTTTATTTTGAAAGACATTGCTAATAACAAAGCGAAAACAAATGGACAGCAAATTGGACTTAAAAGTCTTAAGAACCTCGCCAGTGAAGTACTACGAGGGCATGGCAGTCAGGACACTTGATGACATATATCGGTCAAGTAGTCCGACTATTGCTTCAATACGTAAAGAAGCAGGCCTTGCGCAGTTGCAGGCGCTGCTGACAATCATTGTGATAGACTTGGTCGAGTTCTTTAATGTCGGCAAGACGATGAACGAAAAGCAAGTAGTACAGACGGTCAAGCTGATTATTGACGAGTTCTACTATCTTAAGCCAGATGACTTTAAGTTGTGCTTCGACAACGCAAAGAAGGGCAAGTACGGCAAGGTATATGACCGCATTGACGGTGCCGTGATATTCGAGTGGCTGAGCAGCTATGTAAGAGACAGAATGGAGTTCTTTGAGCAGCGGGCAATAGAAAGGCATCAGGCGGTCATCAATGAGGACTTAAGATGTCTTGGCGACAACAGGCAGCAGCGACTGATTAAGGAAGACGAGTTTCATCGAGTTAAAGCCGCATACTTTCGAGAAAGTATCAGCAAGAGCATGAAGCAATAATAATGATGCGTCTTACTTTGAAATATAATTCCGGGCTATAATATTAACAATAGCGCAGCACCCACTCTACAAGAAGGCACATACACACCATTTAAGCACAGTGTATATTAACAAACATCATATATAAAAGAAAAAAATGTAAAAAAATTGCTGAAAAATTTGTTTTTGTGTTTTTGAGCACTTTGAAAGCCTGATAGTTGAGTGCTATGAAGCACGCATTGTGCTTGGCGCTCATCTTAAGGTTATGATAAAGGGCGAGGACGGCAAGTACACAGCTTGGCAATAATACTTGCCGTCTCGAGCGAGCCCCAGAGTTAATCTGGGGCTTTTTGTTTTTTTGCCAGCTTATCTACCAGACCTATGGCTCTGGCATTCATCTCTTCTTTTTTTATATTTGCACAAAAGCTCGCATGAAAGGCCAAGACGCACAGATACAGTTCGTCCTTAGCTTAGTCCGTAACGGGGCTAAGTGGAAAGACATTAGAGAGCAGTTCGATAAGAAGTGGCAGAATGTCTCTGATAGAACTTTCGCACGCAGAATTGCTGCCGCATACAAGCTGTTCACCGAAGAACAGCAGCTAATTCAAAAAGAAACAGAAGAGCTGCTTAAGAAAGAAGCTGAGAAAAAGAAGCAGCAGATCCTTTCGGTCCTTGAACGCAAAGAGCTTCTGAGCAAGATTGCCAAAGGCTTATCGGACAAGGAAAAGGGCATCATCATCACCACTGCCGACCGCATCAATGCGATAAAAGAGCTCAACAAAATGGAAGGAGGCTACGAGCCGAGTAAGATTGAACTGACGCAGACACCAATAACAATCAGAGTAATCCGTGAATGACATTGAATATGTCATCAAGCTGCCAAGACTGCACGATGCGCAGCAGTCAATCCTTGCCAACGCAAGGAGATTCAATATAATCAAATGCGGCCGCAGGTTCGGTAAGACTACGCTGGCCAAAGAGCTTATCATCTCTCCGGCGCTTGACGGCTACCCGGTGGCTTACTTCGCACCAACCTACAAGGACCTGTACGACTTCTGGGTAGATGTCAAAGGCATGACCTACACTATCACTTCTCAGAAAGATGAGACAATCAAGAAGATAAAGCTAATCACAGGCGGCACGATAGAGATGTGGAGTCTCGATGACCCAGACAGCGGCAGAGGAAGGAGCTACAAGAGAGTGGTTATTGATGAGTGCGAGAAGGTCAGGCATCTCGAAGAGGCATGGAAAGGCACGATAAGAGCTACGCTTGCCGATTATTCGGGGGATTGCTGGTTTCTATCTACGCCGAAGTTCGGTAAGACTTATTTCAAAGAGTTGTTCAGCAATGCCCAAAGAGACACTGACGGCCAGTGGTTCGCATGCAAATACACGACATATGACAACCCTTTCATACTGAAAGAAGAGATTGACTCTGCGAGAGCGACATTGGATGACCTTTACTTTCGTTGCGAGTTCCTTGCTGAAGACGTAGATCTTACAGGCATGGCGTGGGCGTTTGCGTTTGACCCGGCCAGACATATAGGACAGCCAGAGCTGAATCCGTCTGAGATGCTTTATCTATCGTTCGACTTTAACCGCAATCCGATATGCTGTTCTGTCATACAATGGTACGATGAATGCATTAGGGTTATCGAGACAATCAAGCTGTCCAATAGCGACATCTATCAACTGTGCACGTACATTCGATCAACCTACCCTAATATGCTATATCTTGTTACAGGCGATGCCACTGGCAGCAATCTGTCAGCGCTTGTTCGTGATAACTTGAACTACTACATTGTCATTCAGAAAGAGCTCAATCTGTCGCCCAATCAGATATTGGTGCCTAAGGCCAACCCAAGACTCGAGGACAATCAAGTCCTTATCAATGCGCTGCTGTCGCGCTACTGTGTAACGATACATGAGACAAAGGCAAAGGGATTGATTTACGACATGCAGAGTGTCAGGATGCTGCCCGATGGTTCAATTGATAAGCGCGACAGAGACAAGCCAGAGCAGCAAGCCGATGCGCTGGACACATTTAGATATTTCTGCAACACGTTTATGCAATGGTTCATTGAAAGAGGCACGAGGTAAATTTTTAAAATTTTTTCTGAATTTTTTTGCAATTTTCAAAAAGTTATTTAATTTTGTTTTGAATTTAAAAACAAAAAACAATGAATATGACAAACCAAGAAGTAAAAGATTTCATCCGCAACTTGCGGATGGAAATGGACAAGAGACTGGGAGTGTATGAGGAAGGCACTTGCGTGAATTACGGGAGTGCATTCTACCCCCGCTTCTATAAAGAAGAAGACGGGGTGCTTCCTGTTAGCTTGATAGCTGACGGAGAGCCACAAGGATTTGCTTTCTTCAAAGAAGGCATTCTTGTGGAAACCAAAGAATCATTTGACGGGGACATATTTAGTGGATGCAAGTTCACTGAAGAGTGTCTCCAGCTAATTAAGGAAGTATGTCTCTCAGAAAAGAATCTGATGGAAGCCAAAGGAAATGTTTTTGGGCAAGGACTACAATTGGCTATCGGTAAAACGATAGCCGAGTGTGAGGCAAGTAAAGCCATGAACTCAACCCCGCCAGCGTAATGATTATGAAAATAGTCAACTTAACACCCCACCCTATCAACATTGTAGGGTGGGGCGATATAGAGCCGAGCGGGCAGGTTGCTCGCTGCGAGCTCGTAAGAACTCCGGCTGAGGATGTCAATGGCATCCCAGTACACAAAACAAGTTTGGGGAAGCCATACGGCTTACCTGAGCCGGAAGAGGGCACGGTATATATAGTATCCCGGCAGGTTGCCGAAGCATGCCGGGACAGGAAAGACCTATACATCGCGGACGACTCGGTCCGCGATGAATCAGGAAGAATCATCGGCGTAAAGGGATTGGCTCAGCTGGGCTAATCCATATATATTAATTAAAAGCATCAGCCGCAGCGTAAGCGGCAGCTGAGAAAATCAAAAACATAAACTGATATGAAAGTAACAATTAAAGCAGGAGACATTTCTATAACAGTGGAACACGAAGGACAAGAGCCAAATCCGAAAGAACAATGGTATAGCATAAATATGCAATCATTTACAAATTCAGTTATAAACTGTATCAAACAAGCAGCCGAACAAATTGTAACACTACAAAAAGAGTTATATGTGCATAGAAAAGAAGAAATTGCTTCTAAGGTTGCTGCTGACAGGTTTGATGCAGAAGATTGGTTAGGCAAAAATAAAGACATCTGGAATCATCCGAGGATTACAGATAGAAATAATAAAGAAAGCTATGAAGTTTCTGATTTAATGGCGGAGTTCGCCAATTGGTATTATGGCAATGGCAATTTTCGCTAATCATAACAATGTATTATACCCTGAAGCAATCAAATTGAAAAACAAGTATTATGAAGCTAAACACCTACATAGGCTTGCGAGCGATAGCCTATGTCCTTACCGAAGGAGAAGATATTATCAAATACGGCATTAAAAGAGTTAATGTCTCATTCGATGACTACTACGAGTTCATTGCCGGGCTGCCAGTAAGTAAGCGTATCAATAGACGCATGAAAGCGCAGGCACGGCGCAACCTATGGCGCTACAAAAGCCGAAGGAACAACTTATTGCGATTACTTGAAATGCACTTCGGCTGCAAGCCGCAGCATCTCACACGCACAGAGAATTTGCAACTGCGTGTGAAAGGTCTTACCGAAAAGCTATCCAATCAAGAGTTAGTTAATGTATTGATGCAGCTACAGAAGAAACGTGGCTATAAGTCGCTGCGTGGCGTGAACGATAGCAACAGCGATTACCTGAAAGAGATTGAAAGGCACGAAGAGGAGCTGAAGCAGTATCCATCATTAGCAGCATATCTGCTTACGATGGATAGCAGCAAGAACGTCATTGTTACCAGAAAAAGCTACGAGAGGGAGTTCAACAAAATAATGGACAGGCAGCAGATAGATGAGAAGTTGCGCAAGAAGATATTTGATATCATCTATTATCAGCGCCCTCTCAAAAAGCCAAAGGTTGCAAGATGCAAGTACGAGAGCAACCGCAGCGTATGCCACGCCAGCAACCCGATTTATCAAACATTCAGAATCTGGCGTGATGTGATGAACATTGTCATATATGATGCAGAAAAAAATGAGCTGGAAATATCCTTCGAGCAGCGCAAGCGATGGTTCGAAAAGTGCAACGCAGGCAAGAACCTGACCAAAGCAAGCTGCCTGAAGGACTTAGGCATAAAGAGGCCGGCGCAATATACTTGGTATAGCGGCAAAGTGATAGCCGGCAATCCCATCAACAAAGTCTTCTCAGAACTAAAGATTGAAGCCGATTACTACGAGTTATGGCAAGACATCTACTCGGCTACCGACAATGAACGGCTCGGTCGGCTACTGGCCGATAAGTATAAGCTCAGCGACACCGTTATCAATGAGCTGCTCGACCTCGACTTCAACAAATTAGGCTGGTCAGATTACAGCATGAAAGCTATCAGAAAACTACTGCCGCTGATGCAGCAGGGCAAGAGATTGAAAGAAGCCATACTTGATGTCTACGGCAAAGTAGCAATGGGCGAAGTTGCACTGCGCAACGTTGTCTTAGAGCAACACTTTGAAAGCTATAAAGCACTGGTTGAGCAGCTGAAGTCGAAGTATCCAATTACCGAGTACCAATTCGAGATTGACCACTTGCTGAAGCAGAGCAACAAAGGCAGGAAAGAGATAGCGCAGAGCAGGCGCAAGGAAGAAAAGTTGGCGAAGCAATATCCTGAGTTGAGCCAGTATGACAGAATTAAGTTGCAATTATGGGAAGAAAGCGGCGGCATCAGTCCTTACGAGCCTGATGTGATAATTGATAGAAGTCAGCTATTCACGGATCAATACAACATTGACCATATAGTGCCGAAAAGCAAGCTGTTCGAGCGTAGTATGACCAATCAGGTGCTTTGTCGGGCCGAGTTGAACAAGTTGAAAGACAGGATGACGGGGCTTGACTTTGCGAAGCACTTAGGCATTGAAGAGGCGTATCGGAAAGCAGTTGAAAAGTTCCCAGAAAGCAAGAAGGAACTTCTTCTAATGAGTGAAGCCGATATACCGACCGATTGGCTTTCAAGACGTCAAAACAGCGACTACAACACCCGCTGCTTTGCCACTATCGGAAATGCCGTGAATATTCCAAACAAGTTAATCAGTCGCTATATGAAAGAGTGGAAAGTTGATAGCTATGGCGAGCAAGACGCAAGGCACTATTTATGCAAGGCGTGGGTAATGGCTAATATGAGCCAGGACACCGTGAACTACTTCGACAGCATCAAGCAGCACAGCGAAAGCAATGACAGCGTCTCAGTGTATGCAATTCAGCCGGCACTTGCATCGATTGATTTTGAGAATGCCCCTGTTTTTATACCACGCATCAAGTTTGTGCGTAAAACGAAGTTCGGCTTCACGCCTCGATTCGCGCTGCACAAGGAAAGTATGTACGGCAGGAGAGAGATTAAAAGCAGAAATGCCAAAGGGGAGATCGTAGAGCAGGAATATTTCAAAATCCGTCAACCCGTAAGTAAGCTCACCGAAGCGATGATCCCGAAGATAATGGACAAAGCCATTCGTGAAAAGATACAAGCAAGAATAGCAGAGAAGAGCAATCATGAAGATGGTATTTTATCATTGATTGAAAATCCGATAACGCACAACGGCAAGCCTGTTAAGCGTGTATCGGTTGCTCAGAATGCAGAGAAGATATTTGCCCTTCACTCTACTGACGGCAGTGGAAGGACATATAGGTATAAGGACTTCGAGCGCAAGATTGACTATGTTTTCAGCGATAAGAACTACTGCCTCAAAGTATGGATTGATGAAAAAGGGAAGGTGAAAAAAGAAGCCATTGCGCTTATACAGCACATCGATCAGCTTAATGAAGGAAAGACAATCGAGCCGTCCTTCATGCTTTTTGAGAATGATATTATTGAGCTGAACGGCAGGCGGTGGTTTGTTGTTGGAGCAGCAGAAGCTTTGTCACTTCGCCCTATACACATACTATCTGCTACGGACACACACAAGATAAAAGCCGATGAGTGGCTGAAAATCAAAAAGGTTGAAGTGAATCAGTTAGGTGAAACGCTAAGAAGTTATGGGATTGAAAATTGCAAGCAACTTAGTCTTGGTTAAGTCAACCAAGAAGGCAAAGCTGTTCATGAATGGCAGCAGGTTTTGGATACCAAACGCTGCCATAGTAGATATGAGGCCGAGTGGCAACTCATACAGCGTAGTAGTTGAAGATTGGTTTGAGGCGAACGAATCGTTCAGCGATATCTCACTATCTGACTTGCTGCAGCAAAAGCTACCGCCAGACTTTAAATTCGTTACCGGCATTGATGAAAAAGACTTTCCTGCCGACTTGGTGCAGGTTCAAAAAGAAGCAGTCGAATTTGCAGTGAAGTTGAAACGCAGCTTGATTTGGCTATGGACGGGCTGCGGTAAAACAAAAATAGCAATTGAAATTGCCAACACTCTTTTTCGTCATGGCAAGATAAAGCGCCTATACTGGATTACACCGCAATACGAGCGGTCAATTGAGCAATTAAACACATCATTCAAGCGATGGCTGAATCCTGCTATTGAACTGAAAGTAGTAAGCATCAACTGGTTCAGCTACAACAGAGACGAAAGTATCGGTGAGAGCGATTGCGTGATTATTGATGAGTGCCACCGAGTAAAGAACGGCATTATTGCTATCAATGAGACACCCGATTGCAAGCTGGCTAACAACGTTCGCATTTCGGTATTCAGTGCAGGCTATGTTCACGGACTAACCGCAACGAGCTGCATCAATGGCGTGCTTGACTTGTTCGGAATATTCTTCGCCATTGACAAGCGGATAATCATTGAAGAAGGCAAAAAAGCATATCACTACCTGAACGTGAACGGCGATAAGATTAAAGGAGTAAGATCAATGTTAAACTTCCTTCAATCTGTTGCTCCATACATTTTCCATCGCAATCGCAAAGACTATGATGACAGGAGAGTTATTGAAGTAGAGCACAAGCTGATGCTGAACGCCAATCAATCAGCAACTATGAATGCTATATATAACCGCAGCAATAGAATCATTAAAGACAATCAAAGCATAGTAGATGTTTACTCTTTGATGGTGCGTTGCTGCTATCGTGCAGGAGGGGCGGAGTTAAAGAAATGCAAGCTCAGAGAGATACTCAAAAATATTCCTGGAACCGACCAAGTAATTATTTTCGGCTTCACCGTTAATGGGAAATACTCGGACATATCTATTGCCAGGGAAGCAATGATTGAGCAGCAGCAATCATTCATTGAGCTGCACGGCGAGCGAAGCGATGAAGATAATGCACTGGCCATTCACTTATTCAGAGAAGGCAAGTATCGCATACTTATTGCAAGCTATGGCTGCGGTGCGGAGTCGCTCGACTTTCCTAATGCCAACCATGTGATTCTGTTCGGTCATTCGCTTAACCCGATACATCGCTTTCAGGGCGTTGGAAGGATTGACAGGCTGACTCAGAAGAAGCAATGCTATTCGCATAATATCTATATCAACAACAGCGTGGAGGGCTATGTGAATAATCTTTATCAGCGCAAGATTGACTTGAGCAATGATATATCGCACTTCATGAAGCAGGATAATATTAAATTACTGAATAATGAAATATCTTAACGGCATAGAAGAGCCAAAGCACGAGCAGAAAGCATCTGAGCTTTGGGCGATGCTACCTGAGAAGGTAGATGAAAGTCTATTGTCAATGGTTGACAGAAGGATAGAGTTGATGCATCGCAATTATCCTCTATATTTGAGACGCAATAGAATACTTTCGGCAATAGCAATTCTGGAAACTGAATTAAAAGAGATAGAGAATGGAATTGAGCGATTATAAGGAGCGGGATATACCAGGATGGCACGAGCCCAATGTTACTGAAGAAACCATCATCAGACACAAAGGGAAGATAGTTGGCGCATACTTTCCTGAAACGACTGCCAACATCAGGTTTCTGATTGACTTTATCGTTGAAGGATGCAGAGATGATAAAAAGTCATTCATTCCACACGTATATGGTGGCCGGCAATTAGAGAGCATCTTTTTTGGCGGGTTGAGAACGGATGGTAGTTTAGGACGGCACAAGTGCTCTATTGCTGCTTACCACAAAGAAAAAGAGCATATTGAAGTGCTGAAAGCCGTTTCACTACTCGGTGAGTTAGGCGTTGAATTTGCATCCGCTAAGAATGCTGAGATAAAAGAAATTTTTGAAAATCAAAAACGGCAACAGAGGTTGTTGTGCGATGAATCCGTTTGCATCTCAAGTCATTTCACCAGTGGTTCGGTTAACTTCAATGGTTTGCTTGGGTTGCACTACGACACTGCCTCTTTGCCGTCTGTTTTGAATTTGATATTTTACAAGCGGAGAGGCAAAGGCGGCAACCTTGTATTGCCCGAGTTAGATCTGTGCATTGACAGCAAAAGCTATTCGCTTGCGCTGCTCAATGTCAGAGAGATAATGCATGGAGTGAGTGCATTCGAAGGCGATTATAGAGATAGCATTGTCTATTACAGTATCAATGGAATGGATTAAAATAAAAACGCCCACGTGTTGCGGGCGTAAAGTGATTTATCACTACGGCTAATGCCTTATTGTGATTTGCTTAAGGCAAAGATAATTAAGAAAATGAAAAGATGGAAAAGCTTGATTCGAATTTTAAACCGAAGAGTAATCGGGGATGACCCTTTTTGCCGACTTTGGCAGGCTACCTCTAACCTCGCTATAGTTCGGAGCCAGAATTACGGTGTTCGACCCCTTAAACCACGTAAAGCAGTCATAGTCTGTGCGAGTATCTTCCGGATTTTGCGCATGGAAGCGATCGCACGCCTCCAAATACTGGACGACTTTTTCAACCTCAAGCTTTTCTGCCTGCTCATCGATAATGTCAAAGCACCATTGGTCAAGTCTGATAGATGTCGGGATGAATCTTTCAGTCCGGAATATTTCACCGCCTTTTACAGCAAAGTATTCCATCTTTGCGCCTGCGATTGAGTTGAGAAGGATTCAGGACTTTGAACGCCTGATCAGGCGAATTCCAAAGTCTGCCTTTGTGATGGGCAGAAATTCGCTTTTTGCTGCAGCCCGGATATCGGCTGCGGTGATAGCGTAACGGCCGTACGTATTAAAGCCGTTTTGTGCCTGTTCAATTAAAATTTCCTCCAGTGTTTTCATATGTTTTTGGTTTTTTGTCTTTAGCGAATGGCTTACCCGAATATTCTTTTCATCTCATTTTCAAAGTATTCTTTGCCGCTTGGATATTTACCGGCTACGAAATCAAAATTGGGCAATTCCCTCTCCTGGGCTTTTTGATAGCGCTGCATGAAGAAAGGGTCAGATGTCGTGAACATTTTAGAGGGGTTAGTGACCTTGTCATGATCACTAACTCTTATTTTCAGACCGTTTGCCAAAAAGTAGATCGTGCTTGTTGTTATGGCACGATTTTCCTCGAAGGATATATTGTTGTCGGCGAAGAATTTTCTTACAACATCAGCTATTTCTTGCTGGCTTACTCTTTTAAGATTCTGAGATTGAAGCTCGATCAAATCATCGATAGCTTCAATCAATTCCTTCGCTTCAACTTTATAAGCGAACTTTTTCTGGTCGTTTCTATCGTAATAGAAATTACCCAAGATAATCTGTTTAGAATTGCCTTCTAAACTCAGGTCAAGGGTAATTTCCATCGTATCACCATCTTTTTCAAAAATCAAATCAATGTCGAAAACGCCAATACCTGCAATTTCAAATCTTGCAGGCACATCGCAAACATCTTCTGACTCGTATATTGAGTCTAATATCAATTTGGAAATCTGATGCTTACCTTCGTAGGTGCTGTCGGCAACCAGAATGGGCTTAAGCAATTTCTGCAGGCAGGTCAAAAGTTGCCCAGTTTCTCTGCTGATCAGCTCCTTATGATGGGCTTCGAGTTTATATTCCAACCCGAATTTTTCAGAACGCTCTTTTTCTTTTTCGTATAATTTCTGATAATCCAGTACCGATTTAAGAAGATTTTCAATATGATTTTGCTGAATTTCAAAAGCTCCGGTTTGTTCATAAATTTTTTTCAGTATTGATTTTACGCTTTTCCCTTGTTCTAAGTTTTTTCTTATCTTTTCTATGTAGTTCGATTTCATGGTTTTGGTTATTAATTTCAAATCAAATTTAAATAAAATTTTACAAAAACCAAAATTTTTTGAAAACTTTTTTTAAAAAATTTATCTACATTTTATCTAAATTCTCTGAAAATCTCGATTTTTTACGAAAAAACGCTATTTTTGGCTTTATGGGCGGCCTATGGCTGGCCCCGAAAGCCCCTAAAAGGCCATGTTTTAGGCGATGCTGACCGAAAAAATACCCCTTCTTTTTGGTTTTATTTATATATGAAAAAAATTGAATGGCATACTGAAAAAAGAAAAGTAAATGACCTGCTGCCTTTTGAAATCAACCCGAGAAAGATAACCGAAGAAAAAAGACAGCAGCTAATCAGGTCATTGGAAAAATTCAATCTTGCCGAAATTCCCGCCATCAATAAAGATGGCACAGTCATATCAGGAAATCAGCGGATAAAAGCGCTGCAAATGATTGGCAGAGGCGAGGAGCTAATTGACGTGCGAGTACCAAGCCGTCAGCTGACCGAAGCAGAGGTAAAAGAGTACAACCTTATCAGCAACACGCACGCTGGCGAGTGGGATTTCCTGATGCTTGAGGTTGAGTTTTCAGACATTTCAATCGCTGATATAGGATTCAATATCGAAGGCTTTGATGCTTGGAAAAGCAGTCAGGAAAATACATCAGCATTTCAGGCACGTTCAAAAGATCTAAGCGACAAGATTGAACCAACATTTGTAGTTGAGGTAACTTGCGCCAGCGAGAGCGAGCAAGAAAAGTTATATAATGAGCTTGTAAAAAAAGGATACCAATGCCGACTTTTGACATTGTGAAAAAAGCAGCACCGCCAAAGACCTTCCGTATAGCTTCAGTGATGGGCAAGTTTGACCTGCAAAGCAATCACATTGAAGAGCGCTTTACCGGCTCAATAGAGCCGCCAGAAGGCTGGCAGATAGGCTTAATTGTCGGCAAGTCCGGAACCGGCAAAACAACCATAGCTAAGCAGCTTTATCCTGATGCATACATTACTCGCTTCGCCTATGAAAGTGAATCAGTGCTGGACGACATGCCCAAAAGCAAAACGGTTGATGAGATAGTAAAGACGTTCAACTCTGTTGGATTTAACAGCCCGCCAAGTTGGCTGAAGCCTTACGATGTGCTGAGTAATGGCGAAAAAATGAGAGTGGATTTAGCCCGTGCAATTTTAAGCGACAACGATTTAATAGTATTCGATGAGTTCACCAGCGTAGTTGACCGGCAAGTGGCAAAGGTTGGCTCTTTCGCATTGCAGAAAGCGATCCGAAGAACCAGCAAAAAGTTCATAGCCGTCACATGTCACTTCGATGTAGAAGAGTGGCTTTTGCCTGATTGGGTATTTGAAACCGACACGATGACCTTTCGAACATGCGATGAAAAAAAAAACGACCAGACCTCAACTTCAAAATCTACGAAGTCTCCGGTACATCGGAGAAAAACTATTACTGGAAAATGTTTGCTAAATATCACTATTTGAATTATTATCACAACAACGCTGCCCG